CAAAAGCGAACTCATCAAGAAACAGGAGGTTGACAGACATACCACGAATAGAACTGCCTGAGGTGGCAGCCGCAATAATTCTAGAGTTATTACTAAACTCAATACTACCCTTATTAAGTGCTTTACAGCCTGGCTGTAAAAAGAACGGTAAGTTTTCCAATGCGAGCGTAACACGACCTAACATCTCCCTTGCAGTTGCACCTTTGTTGGCAAGCACCGCAATTGTTTTTTCGGGATGAAATATCGCATACCATAGAATGTAAACCACAGACGAAATACTTTTACCCGATTGACGGCAAGCAAGCACTACGCAGAAACGATTATCGTTGAAGTGATCGAACATCTTCTCTTGATATGGATACAAGTTAAAGTTAACCAGTCCGTCATCAAGTGAGATAATCTTTACGTAGGTTCTTGCAAAATACGCTGGGTCATTCATACACTTAGCGTATTCTTTTACCGACTCCTCAGTCCATTCCTCTGCAACACCATCCTTCTTTACATTGGGGTTGCCGAGGTAACTATTCTTTTCCGCTGGGTTCAACATCAATCACTTTTTCCTCATTACGTAGTATTCGCTGAAGGTCAGCAGTAGAACCTATAAACACATTGTTGTTGGTGGTTCCACCTTCTTGTCCAATCTGTTTAGGTTCTTGTTTGATATCCTTATTCTTCTTATTCAGATCCATAAGTTTATCGTTCACGTCCGAGATGTTCTTTATCATCCCAGATAATACTTCGAATGCACGAGGGTGTTCTGACTCTCGTGCCACTTCGATCATGAGTTCCAACGACTCCCTACCCTTCTCGATTAACTCGTAGTAGGTGTCTCTTGAATATTCATAATCGGTATTAACATTTTTATCTTCACTCATTCTTTCTCGCTATCTAACAAACTCACGTTAAACCCAAAGTCATCGTCAGGTGAGACGTTGTTTGGTGTTGGTACTATATTTAGTCTTTCAACAAATAAGTCACTGTCTTGCATTCCAGCATCTTTTAGGAAAAAGTTCGTATCAATTTCACGGATAACCGATTGATCTTTTTCTGGGCCATAGAAAGACATTTTCATCTCAAAGTCTAGTGTGTAGATGATAGTACGTCTTTGTCCTACAGATCCTTCGAAGTCATCAGAGAAAGTTATGCCATTAAGAATAATGGGTACGTCTTCTTTGATCTCACTGTAATCACTAAAAGGTTTTACTGATAGAGTATATTGGGGGTTAAAATAGGGTATAACTTGTTCCACCATCTGCAATGCATCGTCTTGTGATTTAGCATATATGTTTAATTGGAAACCAATTGTGTATGGAACAGATGTATAAAATCTTTTCTTCTTAGTATTGTCCGTGGATGCACGAGCAAACTTGTTTGTTTTGGGTAACTGTCTCTCTGGATCGTATGCAATGTTCGTGATCTCGAATGACATACGTGGGAGTTTCATCGCAACTCTACGTTCAGCGTCTTCTCCCTTAGACATTTGTTCTAGTCGTTCGATGAACGATCTACGTGGCGCATACGACAGAGGAACTTTAACCTGTGAGATAGTTGCGCCCGAAGAGTTCTGTCTCAACACGTGTAAGTTGTTAAATATAGAACCGAATACCGATACGGCAGTCCTTACTCGCTTGTTATAAAACCAATTACCGAACATTAGAATATATCTCCAAACGGATTGGATTCCGAGAAGTCTAAGAAGTCTCCCTCGAAATCATCGAATACTTTATTTTGTGCGGTTTTCTGAATTTCTTGTAAATCTTCTACAAGTTTAGGAATCCACTCGGCATCAGATGATGCACCGATGACAGGTGCGCTTGAACCAATAGTCCTAAACGTTCCGTCCGTACTACCAACATGTGCAAGTTGAAGTATGCGGTCACTATCTGACCAACGAGTAACCTCACCCTTAATACTATAATCTAAATTAGTTTGCGTTACGGTCTCGCCTATGATATAATTACCGCCTGCTGTAGTATTGTTTACAGTTAATGTTGGTTCAGTAGTATAATGTAGACCACCGTTTGTCACATCTACTGAACTTATACCACCATCCAAAACTGTTACACTTAGTGTCGCCTCTTCTCCATCATAGTGTCTTAGAATCGCTGTGTTCGAATCACTATCGAAGGCAGACGAAGGCACAGATATATTTGTGGGTAGAGCGGATACATGTATTTGCCCGATCATAGAACCATGACCAGCGACAGTACACTGATAGTAGTAAATCCCAGTACTGGTAAATTGATACGACACTGTAGATGAGGATTCTGTTGCGAGAACATTATCATCACCATCTTTTATTTGTAGTGGGTGACCGCCAGTGTTATTATTTAACACGATTGTATCATTAATTACAACATCTAAGATTGGGTCTTGGAGAGTCTGTATCTCACCAGATCTGTCGGTAGAACCAGAGGCAAAAGTATAGTCTGAACCATCACCACTTTCGATATCGAGTGTGAACGTCTGTACGGTATGCGCTAACCTAGAATCCAATATTTGATCGGACGTTCCTATCAATGAACGGAACTCGTCTAATCGTCCTTCAAATGAACCGTAGTTAATACCGTCTACTTCACGTGCAGCAAACGAACCTAAAGAGTATTCACGATCGCTGATGAGATCCAACGGTCTATCTGACACAGAGTCTAACGATTTAGTACCATTTACATAAGCACGTACGGTATTATTATCATGACTGAACAAGAAGTGTGTCCACTGATTGTTAGTAAACGTTGTCGGAAGTTGTTTGAGGGGAACACCGTCATTGTTCACAAAACCATAATTTATCTTAGCGTCGCCATCAACGGCAAAGATCATTTGGTTCTTGTCACTATCACCCCCAGTTACAAGTAGTGCTTGGTAACCTGACTGTGGTAATGAATTTGTTCTAAAGAATAGTTCTACTGTACCATTTCTATCTTGACGTAAGTAATTGTTCTCATCACCATGACCCAGATATGAGTGCAATGATGACACGCCAAACTTACGATTAGTATCATTAGGATCGGGTCTCTCTACAGTAATGGTAGGAGGTTCTTTAAATCCGAGACCGGCCGAAACCACATCAACACTAGTCAATCTACCCTGATCATCGATCTGTGAAGTAAACGTTGGAATGTTCGCAGCAGGATTGTTCATTGTAACTTTATACTGATACGCACCTTCATACTCTATCGCATCAATAGATGCAATATCAGTATCAAAGTCTTCATCACTGTATTCGAATAACTCACACTGCATACGGAATGTGGGTAGGTTACTCAACTGATAGAATGGCGTCTCAGTCTCTACCTTGAGAACCTCGAACATAGACTCTGACATAGGCAAGTAAATGACATCACCTTCACGAGGACGGAAACCGTTCTCAGTCAGATTATCACCTACCATCTTTTTCCAACGTCTACGTGCGACAACGAATGTTGCTTGGTCTCTTAACTCGATACCAAACTTAGTGAACAGATCTCCTTCTCCATCGAAACCTTCTTGGTTCTCAATGTACATCTCGATCTTATATGCATCTGAAAATCGTGAAGGGATGTCATCACCAAAGATCTTATCTTGGTTGACTATCTCACGTGGGATATAGTATACGTCCTCACCATAGAACTGTAAAGACTCAATTACTAAGTCTTCATAGAGGTGTTGTTCTGAACGTACCTTTTTGCTGATATACGGATTTGTTGCCATATTATCCTACGAAGAAGACAGGGCCTACATCTTCTTCTTCCCTAAACCTAGTTCTAATTTGTTCAAGTTCGTTGTTCGCATCTTCGAAGATCGAACGACCAGAAATCTGAACACCGCCAGGCAAGGTCATACCATCGAATTTTAGTAGGTTGGTTCCCCATTGCCTTTTAATAATTGCTGTGGTATACTCTTTAAGAAACTTATGGTTCCACAACGAATTGTACTCTACAGTACTGTTGGGGGTGCGGATACCATATACTTCACATACAATATGATCGCCTACCGATAATTTTTCACTACTGATATAGAAGTATAGACGATTCCCTTGTCTGTCATGAGTAATCTGAGGAACACCTGTTAATTTCATATCAAGTAATGATAGATGTTGTTGCATCTGTTCGTAGTATGCAATGTCGCCCGCATAGTTGTTTAGATCAGTAACATCATTCAACATCATCTGATACTTGATGTCAAAGAAGTTTGTTGATTGTGAAACAGTGTTGATCGGAAAAACTCGAACGACAGTCTGGATATTATCATCTTGTAGATCAATATATCCGTTGTCGATATCTTGCTGTGTAAGCGGAAAAGACATGTAGTGTCTACGTGAACCATCTGGATGATTCTCACGGAACCACTGAAGACCTTCGTCAACACGATCCTCTAGTTGTTCATCATCGACATTTATTTCGATCACAGGGGAACCCAAACTACGTAAACAGTAATCTATAAGTTCTTGTCTAGTGTTTGGACTCGCCATTAGTTTATCCTTGTCCCTGAAGAGTTATATACTCTCAGTTGTTGAAAGTCGATAATTTCTACCGCACTTGAAGAATCTTCTGTCTTTAAAAAGATGATTCCTTGGTTGGTATTTATTGCTATCTCGCCTAATGCTAAGTCACTAGTAGAAGGAGTGACACCCTTTGCATCACTCTTCTTGTGTTTAATTGTAGTTGACAATTTCTACACTCCAAATTATCTAAATTGTACTACTATTTATGATCCGTATGTACCGCCATCTACAATACTAATCGCAACAGATCCACTTGTCACTGTGAAGTTATCAGTTGGGAAATTAGCAACACCACGATTAGCGGCAGTCGCAATTTCGGCATCTATAGTCAGTGAGTTTCCACCATCATTATATGTGAGATCAATTGCTTCACCCGCCAACAATAGATTTGATACACGGTCATCGATTGTCTCTGACATACCAACAATAGTTGCATCAAGCGGAATACTCGATACCCACTTATGACCTGATGGTTCAAATAGGAAAGATGGTCGAGTCGTACCAGCGTAACCTGGCGCACCAAGTCTTAGACCAGCACCGTCTGCCTGAGCTGCGTTAGCAGCGTCATCCGCAAGTGTCAACGTCAAGTCCGCAATAGTGATCTCTGTACTATTGATGGTCGTTGTAGTACCTTCAACTGTTAGGTCACCTTGGATAACAACTGTACCAGAATCACCTACAGGGTTGGGATTCAAGTAAAGTGTTGTATCACCAGCGTCAGTTGTACTAATGGTGTTGTCTTTAATCTGGATATTATCGACATTGATCTGAGTTAAACCAACAAGTGTGGTAGAAGATGCACCAAGATAAATTTCGGTTGAACCGATTGTGATACTGTCGTTTGCAAGTTTAACGTTAGTAACACCACCGTCTTTAATACGGAGTGTATCTGAACCGTCACTTTCAAGTGTTGAGTTATCTACATTTACACTAAGCGATACTGTACTACCAAGTGATACTGAACCACCACCACCAAGACCAGCACCTGCTGTAACCGTTACTGCACTGTTTGATAGTTTACTGTTTGCGATAGATCCAGCAAGTTGTGCATTCGATACACCACCAGACTTAATACTTACCGCACCAGTAGAAGTAGAGAAGTCGTTTGAACTAAATGATGCAACACCTTTCTTAGTAGTAGTCGCATGGTAACCACTAATTTTAAATGCTTTGTCTACGTTATTGTATTCAACTGCGATACCGTCAGACGAGTCACCAATAATTTTTAGTGTATCGGTCAATAGGTTGATAGATCCACTTGAATCACCACCTGTTCCGAATTCATCTACCGAAACAGCAAGTGTTGTCGCAACAGATGTGCTGCCTGCAGCGGTTAATTGACCTTGACCATTTACGGTAAATGTTGGAATTGCAGTAGCAGAACCATAACTGCCGGCGGATACAGCTGTGTCAGTGATGGCGAGACTGACTTGGTTGTCTGTTACAGTTGATGTTATACCTGTTCCACCGTCAAACGTTAATGTCTGACCAGTAGAGAATAAATCTGAGTCTGTTCCATCACTGATACTGAAGTCTGATACAACTGCGCCTACCTGATCATCTACGTATTTTTTGGTAGCAGCATGCTGATCACCAGTTGGATTGGTAACATTGATAATCTTAGATGTGTTGACATCTACACTACCAGAACCATTCGGATCAATTGTGACATTTCCGTTTGAGTTAGTGGAACTAAGTGAGTTACCGTCTAACTTTAAATTATCAACTTTAAGTTGATTTACTTTTGCGTTTGCATCTGTAATGATTGCAGAGTTTGCTGTTAACGTACCTTTGGTATGATCCAACATGTTGGTGAAATATACACCACCGATAGTACCTATATTTTCAGCAACGCCAGCGGTTTCCGTTCCGAAACCTACGTATAATCGTTGACCGCCAGATGACGAATCAGCATAACTATATGCTAACTCACCGTTGCCCAGTTCCGAAGGAGATCCTTGCGAACCTGAACGTTTTATTAGAATTTTACTTGCCATTAGTATTGGCCTCCGTTAAGATTTTGATCTTCTAGATCATTAGTAGCGTTGAAACTGGAAGATGATTCATCATAAACGAGGACACTACCCTGTTGTGCGCCCGTAGTATCAACTCCCGCCAAGTTGTTGATACTACCACTAGTACTAGTTATCCTTCGTACTGGACGCCCAACGACCACCTTTTTAACTTTAGTGGTTCCTTGAGTAGTTACTATAACCGCCATCTTTCCCTTACCTATCTTGTTACTGATGGGTTTACTTTAATCTTTCCTTCGAGGACTCGTTCGATGATTATATTACCATCACTGTCTTCGAAAGAAAGTTCGACATCATATACATAACGACCCGATGTTACCAACTGATCGGTTTCTTCATTCGTTAGATTCAAAATCGCAACACCGCCTGTAGTGTCTGAAATAGTAGTTGTAAAATCTACTGTACCATCCACGTCAGCATTGTAATTTCTTTTCATTTTAGAATTAACACTATACCCAGACAGATTTTTTGCTGATCCGTCTTGTTCTCTCAAATGTATCTCAATGGATACATCTGCGCCTTGGTCAATTGTAAGATCTTCGTATTCTGCCATTTTTCTTTTCTAAAAAGTGTCTCTATGGTTTTATTTATATGAATTAGATTCTTTATTCTGAACTAATTTCATCTATTACTTGTTCTCTGTACTCCGCACTCGCCTCTTGTTCATTAAAACAAAAGGATATTGTGTGTCTCCAACAGTCACTTTCTGCCATATGATACATTAATTTTTCTGGTTCACCGTAATGACCAAAGTATCCTGCCTTTAATTGCCAGCCTGGTTCGTCTTGCATGAAGACAACTTCTTGTTTGTCAACATCCCAATAACTGAATCCGCCATCTCCTGTCTCACTATAAGAGAATATGAAGTTATAGGCACACGCATTTGCATTATTATGCCAAGAGATATATCCGCCAGGAGGATAGATTGCAGTCAATGCATTGTTACGAGTTCCCAGAAAACTCATAATCTCTTCATTTAATCTTCCCATTTTCCTTATGAAATCGGCTCTCCATTTCGCTTCTTCTTGTGTCTCAGGAAACTCGTTTTTAAAAAATCTATGTTTCTTGTTGGAGACCCGAAACTCATACCCATACATAGAATCTGGATACCCTTCGTGACGATTGCCCAGAGATATAATTTCTCTGAGGTAATCATCGCCTGTCCAGTGATGTCTATTGGTTCTTTGGTCTTTACAACTAACATGCATCCACCTCTCAAATGACTCGGGATCTTCGTTTCTTAACGATACGAAGTCATCGAGAATTTCAATTAGTTCTGGGTTTCTAATTGGTATTTTTCTCATTTTTTCTTCTGTCATACTATATGCCCGTCTTTGTTTAATCCACAAGAGTAGTGACGTAATACCACTTCTCCTTCTGGTCTTGTTCTTGCCCAATTCCATGCATTGTAATAATTCCAACGCATATCATCTTTAAATATACCTACCTTGAGGTCTTTATACTTTTCCTCTTTCTCTACTAACCACCAGAGTGAGAACTGATCCCAAGATTTGAGACTGTCTATGTAACCTTCTGGCCACCACTCGTCTCCCATCTGTTTGCGAGTCAATTCCCACCAGTCGTCCATAAACTCACGAACAATCGGTTTACTCATATCATATAAACAGACGCCTCCACAAAGGGTAAACTTACTTGGCCCTTCTGGTGTATCAAAGTCTCTTTCCGCATAGATGTAATCACGTTCATCTGTTAACGCAGAAAACATAACGTCATAGTCACCAAGTTCATCATAGACATTTCTTATGTCTTCATGTTCACATTCCATGTCCGCATCAATATACATTGTGAGGTCATAAGGAGATTGGGTCATCCCCCACAATTTCGCACGGTAGTGACTATCACAGTGTATGACGTTATCCGCAAGTTCTTCTGCACGTTCATCGATCATCCAAGGTTCACACACCAATGTGATATTGGCATCTTCATGGTAATCACGTATAGAATCTATCAAGTTGATCGCATAAACATAAAAGTTAGGTTTATTTGATGCAACAACAACAATACCTTTACTTTTCTCCATCTTCCTCTGCCTTCTCAACGCTTTCCTGAAGAATCATGATTGCATACATATCAACTTCGAATCGACTCTTTGCACGTCTTAGTTTAGACTTTAATGGTCGGTTCTTACATGATTTAATTTCGTCTACTTCGAACGCTTCCATCTTGTAATTGAAGAGGTCTTCTAACTTACGTGCCTTTGCATGTTCTTCGTCACGAAGTTTCTTCTCTTCTCTCTCAGAGGCCTTTCTTGTTGTACGTTCTGTTGTATTTTGGTCGATGAGTTCCATACCCAAGACTTCTATTACTTCCTCATAGTCTGGATTTGGATTGCCATCCTTATCTACTCTATTCAATCGCATGACCTGTCGGGTTACCCGCTCTAGATCATCTTCGATCTCCATAATACAGTTCAATTCATTTTTCGCATCTGTTTCCCAGAATGCATTATCTAACCACTTTCTACTACTCATCTCAATCTCCTATAATTAATTGATGATATATCTATATTAAAGTTATTTAGGCGGATCTTAAATACAGTGTATA